CGCAGACGAGCGATGATGGCAGTAACGCAATTGAAAGCCATGTCTGCATAGGGCCGTTTGTAGCAGACGGTGAGCCGAGAAATGAAGTTGGAATAAACGAGACAAGCTTGGTATTAGGCGAAGAGTCCGATGGTGTTACGGTGGATATTCATAAAGGGACTTCTGCCGATGAAGTTATTAGTAATGTTCTTAATGACGAGACACCTTTGGTAACGAAAGCATTGTCGGATGATAGCTTGAAAAATTCTATAATTGACAGAGTATCGGGCAGGGCTGTTGCCGTGAAGATTAAAAATACTACAGCCGATGAAACATTCTCGGTTGAAGAGATAAACTTATCTATGCAGCAAGAAGGCCGAAAGAAACCTTAAAGGAGAATATCATGGCCTCATTACATGAAATGTTAAGAGGGGCATTTGGCACTTCACAACGCCCGACTATTACCTATACCCCTACTTACGGCTATCCTCAATATCAAGGAGCGTTAGAGGATTGGCAAAAAGCCTATGGTACATATTCAAAACTGCTTGGTGGCGTAACGCCGCAATTATCGCAGATGATGAAGTATTATCAGCCAGGCGGTGGCTATGGACAGGGGATGCGTCAAGAAGCCAAAGAAACTGTTCAAGTGGGTACTGCTCAGGATTTGGCAAGTATGGTGGCTTCCGGCATGGCCAGTCAATTTGGCACAAGGGGCGTCCAGACGAGGGCGGGAGCGGAACTATCTAAACTCTATAAAAATATCGAAGATACTCGCGCTCAATTGCAAATGCAGGCCGTAACTCCTTATGCTCAGATAATGTCTCAAATGGCGAATATGATGGGTGCAAGACCTACTTATGGTCAGTATTTTCAATTAGGCAGAGCACCAAGTGTTACTTATCCTGGATAAAGGAAATAACTATGCCGGATTACGCAAATATATACAGGCATACGCTTAGAGCATCAGACCCAACTACAGGACAAAAAGTATCTGGAACGCTTGACCCAAACAAAAGATACAATCTTGATTTTATGTCTATACCTGTCAGAGAGCCAACTCCCGAACAATTTCAAATGGCTCAACAGGAGCAAATGCGTACAGAAATGTTGCAAGCACAACAACCTGAAATGCCAGAATGGACGGAGTTTACTTCAATAGATGATATGCCTGAGCAGGATTACGAATTAGGTAGGTTGACTATCAAACGTCAATATACCGATGATATGAAGATAGCTAATCAATATCAACCTGGTTCGCCCGAATATATGACATTTGCTCAAGAAGCAGCAGCTACAATGCAGTCTCGTATGGCAAAACTGAATGCCGATAGAGACAAATCAAAAATGGCATTCAGGCAGATAAATCTGAATCCAAATCTTAGTCGAGATGAAAAGCTTCTTGGCAAGCAAAATTATTATAGTGATAATCCTGTCTGGGAAGCACCAAGGGTAGAATACCCACGATATAAAGAACCAAAAGAGGAATCAGCCAGAGAACAACTTATGAAACAACTGTTGACTGGATTTGGAGAAACGCCGACAACAGAATTGCCTACAGCAACTACCCCTGCCGGCATGATGGTTACACAGGATGATTGGGCAAAAATATTGACATTAGACCAGGAATCACAGGATGAATTTGACAGGATTGTAATGGAGGGCAATCCTGAGAAAATCAAGCAAGCCCTTGCTCGATTAAGGGGGATGTAATGGGCCAATTTGCAGATTTAGCTCCCACCAAAGAAAAGCAAACAAGCCCTCTCAGCTTGACAACTACCACAGAAGGGCAGCCCTTTAGAACGTATCAAAGTGGTGCTTTGGCAAAAAGTGGTGATATAAGAAAACCGCCAGAATTAAAAAAGGGTGGCCTATTTGCGGATATAGCTCCTGCAAAAGAAAAACCTATTGGATTTGTTGAATCTTTTGGGAAAGATTGGGAGGAGAAATTGCCGTTTGCTGGCCCTGTTATAGGAATGGGAAAATCTGTAGGATTAATGTCTGCTGCCAGAAGATTGCAGGAGGATGATTATCCTGAAACTTGGGAGCATCCTGCTCTTGGTGCTGGAATATATGCCCCTGCACCTTGGGGAACAAAAATGTCTGGCACTGAGCGAAAACAACAAGATATTAAACTTGTAAATGATTATTTTGAAAAAGCGGCTGAGGTTGAAAGGCGTGGTTATAATTGGAGAGGTGTTGCTGGAAGCATCCTTTCTTATCTTCCTGGATGGGCTGTTGAGTTTGCCGCTACAGGGGGTGTTGCAAAGCTTACGAGTGAACCAGCCAAACAATTTGCTACAAAAGCCGCAACCAAATATGCGGGAAAAACGACTGGAAAGATAGCTGGAAAACTTGCCAGAGTTGGTGTAAGCGGGGTAACAAGAGCAACCATTCTGCAACATAGGGTTGTTGACAATGCGATTAAAAGAGGATTGCCTCACGGAATGAAGGTCGATGAGAAGGGAAACTATGATTTTGTATGGTCTGATGAGAATCCGTTTACCTCTTATGCAAAAGCTTTTGGTTCTACAATTATTGAATCCGCTACCGAAGAGATGGGTGGAGAGTTTATTACTCCACTTCTAAATAAGCTTCCTCTCGCATCTAAGCTGACAGGTGCTTTACGCAGGGCATGGTTGAAGCTGAATCCAAACAAGTCTGCACTTGATTTTGTCGAAAAGATGTCAACTAAACTTGGTTACAACGGAATAATAGAAGAAATAGGAGAGGAAAGACTTGCTACAATTCTTCACTCATTGGCAGGAACAGAGGATTATGGTGGCAAGAACAGATTGGATAATCTTAAAAAAGGTCTTATTGGGGATTTGGAGAATCTTCCGGCTGAGATAGTGGCTTTTTCTGTTCCTGGAGTTACCAAGGCTGCTGCTGCCAAATTATACACCTCAAAAGCAACAACTCCTGTTCCAATAGATGAGGTAAAGAAAATACGCAAACAAAAACAGGTTTCGGATATGGAAGCTAAGCTTTACGATATACTTCTTAAAAAAACCGAAACTGGCGATGCAAAAGCAATGGAAAGACTTGTAAATCTTGTTCAGGGATTAAATAGGCCAACTTATGAAGAACTGTTAGAAAGAGCATATCAAGGCGACAAGTTAGCTGTAGATGCAATTCAGAAGGGTTATTATAGGGGAGAAACGCCAGGTGGCGTAGCAGGAACATCAATGCCATTAATTCAAAAGTCGAGACCTGAAACAAAGAAACTCGAAAAAAAAATACCTAAAGAACAAGCAGATGAAGTTGCCGAATCCCTCAATCTTGAACCATTGCCCAAAAAACCTGTTCCATTAACAGGCAAAACAAGAGAGCGTGGGTTTGTTACTTCTGTAAAAGAAGAGTTTCCAGAGCTTGAGACAAGAGTGGCGGGAGAATATGTTCCGCGAAGTACAGATAAACTCGCTATGAAAGCAAGGAATCTTATTATTGATGATATAGATGCAGCGGAGAATCTTGCAAGAAAAGCAAATAATGATGATGCCATTGCTACGGCAAGTGAACTGATAAAGCATTATACTGAAAAAGCTCAGACAAGAAAGGACAATGTATATCTTGATAAAGCCGCTGATATAGCACATGACGCCGCTGCAAAATTAACTGAACTTGGCCGTGCTGTTCAAGCGGCTTCAATACTTTCAAGATTAACCCCTGAAGGACAGTTAAGATTTGCCGCAAGGACGATAAATAAATTTAACGAAAAGCAAAAAAATATTAAAAAACAAATACCAAAATTGACACCTGCCCAATCACAGATAATCTTAAAACGCTCAAAAGATATTCAGAATATGCCGGATGGCCCTGCTAAATCAGAGGAATTTTGGAAATTACAAAATTATATTTCTGAGCTTGTTCCAACATCAACTTATAGAAAAGCAATAAACATTTGGAAAGCTGGATTGCTTACAGGGATAAAAACTCACGGGCTTAATATAGGAGCTAATTTGGCTCATGGAGTTTCTGAGATAGTTAAAGATATTCCCGCCAGGGCTGTCGATAAAGTATCCTCACTATTTACTAAAGAACAAAAAATTGCTTTGACATTAAGAGGATTGAGGGGTGGAGTCAGAGAAGGATTTCAAAAGGGATGGAAATATCTTAAAACGGGATACAGTGAGAGGGATATTCTTACTAAACTGGATTACAGAAAAGTCAATTGGGGCAAGAGCAAATTTGGTCGGACAATGCAGGCTTACGAACAAACTGTATTTAGGCTTCTCGGTGCTGCCGACCAACCATTTTATTATGGTGCAAAAGCAAAGTCGATAGCTTCGCAGGCCATAGCACAAGCAAAGACCAAAAAGCTAAAAGGAAAAGAAAGAAGTGATTTTGTTAATAGACTTATTGAAAACCCAACCGATGAAATGATTAAATATGCTGTAATAGATGCTGAAACTGCCGTGTTTCAAAATAGAACGGCACTTGGGGATTTGGCAAGAGCTATTCAGAAATCAGGTGGCGAAATTATTGTTCCATTTGGGAGGACACCTTCGGCAGTAGCCATGCAGATAATAAATTATTCGCCCTTGGGTGCGGTCAAATCTATTGCTCAACAGATAAAACAAGGTAGGTTTGACCAAAGAATATTTTCGCAGGAAATGGGAAGAGCATTAACCGGAACTGCTGCTATATATCTTGGCACATTATTATTCAAAGCCGGTCTTATTGCACTTGACAGGCCGGATAGTGAACGAGAAAGAAAATTATGGGAACTTGAAGGCAGGCAGGCCAATTCAATAAAAATCGGCAACAAATGGAGGCAAATACCAGTATTCGGCCCTATAGGTAATCTTCTTTTGGTTGGAGGCCATTTTCAAAAGGCACTTGATGAAACTGGTAGCCCTTCACAAGCCATAGTTAGCTCTTTAGCAGGCGGAGGAAAGTCGTTTAGTGAGCAAACATTTGTTACTGGAATTAATAGGGCAGCAGAAGCCATATCAGACCCAGAACGTTCATTTGAAACATTCTTTTCTTCTCTCGTTGGTTCGGTTGTACCGACAATTGTTGCTGATGTAGCAAGGGCAACTGACATTACAGAAAGAAGAAGTAAAGGGCCTTTGCAAAGAATATTAACACGAATACCTTTTGCTCGTCAAAAGCTTGAACCGAGATTAAACGTATTCGGTCAGGACTTGCCAAGATATAGTGGTAATGTTTTAGAAGCAATGATAGACCCAACTCGGCCAGCTAAAATAAGGCAAGATGTTGTTGTCGATGAATTAAGACGATTGAGCAATAACAATATTAAGGTTACGCCAACATTGCTTGGAGATAAAAACGGGTATGAGGTATTATCGCCTGAACAAAATACTACTTTATGGCGAAGGTCTGGCGAAATTATTTATCCTCTTTTATATAATTTAATGCGGTTGGAAGGTTATAAAAAGTTAGATGATGAACAAAAGGGCAGAGAAATTAATAATCTTGTTCAAACAGCCAAAGACATATCACGGGCGGCAATGGTTATAGCTGTTACTCAAGGATTAACAGGCAAAGAAGAGATTGCCAAATTGAGAGAATTAAGAGAAGGCGGTTTATTAACAAATAGCGTACTTAAAATATATGTGGAGAGTAAGTAATGGCCAAAGCATATAACTACACCCTGATACCTGGAGATTGGAATAATCTTGAATATATCATAAATGATTTGGCTTCTCACATAGTCGATGAAGGCGTATTGTTGCCGGAATACATTTTAGCTGATGGCTCAAGAGCTTTTTCGGGAACAGGTGTCGGCTTTAAAGATGAAGATAACATGGCCTCAGATTCTGCCGTTGCTATAGCAAGCCAACAATCAATAAAAGCTTTTGTAGAAAATTCTATTTCAAGCATTCTTGATGAAGGTACAGGGCAGGGTCAAATGTTATTTTGGGATGATGGCAGTTCTATCTGGACTTATACAGAAACCAGTGAATTATTTTGGGATGATACTAATAAAAGAATTGGCATAGGTACAAGTTCACCACTAAGAAAATTAGAGATATTAGACGCATCCAATCCGCAGATGCGATTAACCCATACTGACGCAACAAGCTATATTGACTTCCAATGCTTGGTCAACACTGATACACAATTAGACATTACTTCCGATGCGGGAATAATAGCAAGGATACGTCCCGATATAGATGTTGCTACGTTTGGTTATCTTGCGGGAGCTAATCTTACTCCAGGCGGGGCTAATGATGCAAAGCGTAATTCTTTGTTTGGCAATTCATCCGGTACAAGTATAACTACCGGCTACAGCAACAGTGGTTATGGTTATCATACCCTTCTTAATCTGACTACCGGATATTCCAATGTGGCCGTAGGTTCGCAAGCTTGTGAATTAGCTACGATAGCTTTTCATTGCTTTGGTATGGGTGCTGGTGCATTAAACAGGAATTTGGAAGGACAATATGACATAGCTATTGGTGGTCTTGCTTTATACTATTTGGGAAGCGGAGTAGCACATGCTTCTTACGCAGCCGACAGGTGCGTAGCCATTGGTGCTGCTGCTGGTTATAACTTGGGCTATAATGTAACAAGCACAGCTATTTTGGATGATACCTATATAGGATTTCAGAGTGGCTATACTGGTACTGATGTTAGTAGATGCATTTGCATAGGAACATTTGCCGGTTATCGAAATACCAATTCGGATAGATTTATTGTTGACACGAGACAACGCTCAGATGAAGCGGATTTAATAACAGATGCGATTCTTTACGGCACTATGGCCGATGCTCCCGCCGACCAATCATTGAGAATAAATGTTGCAAACCTCACATTGACCTATGATTCTACTCATACTATACTTTTCAATGTTAATTCTGCCGGTGATTTAACTATAACTCCTACAGCAGATATTATAATCCCCGATGAGAAAAAAATATATTGGGGAACAGACAAGGACGCTTACGCTGAATTTGATACTGCCGATTTTCAGATTCATTCGGGCAATACGATTATAATTGGTGCTGATGACAGTATAACTTTAGGTGCGGAAGTATTGTATTTTGACGGCAAAGTTATGGATGATTTCGTCATAGAGTTTGGCGCTCCTCCACAGTTTTATTTGGGCTACGACGTTTCTAATTATCTTTCTTTTTCTTGTGAATCGGACGGCGACTACACAATAGATAGTAGTAAAGTAAGCTATGATTTAGATATAACCGATGGGAATTTATTAACTACTGGGAATATACGTTCTACTGGCGGGGAAATTACTACGACTTATAGAATGGGTATCGGCACAACAAGTCCTGATTCGCGTTTACACATTTACGAATCAGGGGGAGACCATGCCATATTTGATGTGGAGTGCACGACTGCCAACAAAAATGTTAAAGTGCAAATGACAAATGACGGCGGAGACAGTGGCGGTACTTCTAATTTTGGGGTGGGTGGTTCGGCTACGGGCAATATCTTGCAGGATGCCATGTTCTTTTATGGTAGATATGCGGCCAATGGAATTGTTTTTGTAGCGGGGCCAACTACGGCAAAACCTATTAAATTCTACAACCACCTTCTTTCTTCAAAAGAAGGTGAACTTGATACGTCCGGCAATTGGAGATTTACGAATAAAGTTAGAATAGGAAGCGACACGGCCCCTACCCAGACGCTCGAAGTCAATGGAACAACTTTACTTCTTGATAAATTGGGCTTTACTCAAACAGACATGAATGAGTATATTGACAGTGATGCTGATGGTTACTTAGATTTTCATGCTACAACGGAAATCAGGGCCAATGATGCCTTTAGGTGTGTAGGCAATGTAGGTTTTTATAATACTGCTCCAACGGCACAAGCATCGGGCTATACGACTTTTAGTAACCTTAATGCAGACAGAACTTGTGATGCTGACGCAACTACTGTCGATGAATTGGCAGATATTCTTGGAACATTAATTGAAGATTTAAAATTGACAGGTTTAATTGCAGCTTAAAGGAGACAATAGAATGGCTAATGGAACTTTACCCGATGGCAGACCATACGAATTAGAGGGCGATAATATCATTGTGCAAGACACAACTAAGAAGTCATACAGCAAGGCGCAATTGCTTGAACGCAAACAATTCTTTGAAGAAAAATTAGTGTTTATTAATAATATGTTATCCTTATTAGAAAAAGATAACGGAGAAATTACAAATGGTTAAAGCACGAAAACAAAAAAGGGAAACTCCGCAGAACCAAAGACAGGCAGCGATTAGTTTAAAGGATATGTCAAGCGAACAATTAGCGGGATTGTTGAATCAGAATTATACTACACTGATGCAGTCCCAACAAAACATTCAGGCAATCAATATGGAATTGCAGCAACGCCAGTCTGCCAAGGAGGGAAAACCCGATGGACAAAAGGGAGATTGAAAACTTAGTAAAGCTGACAGCAATAGAAGTTGCTGATACGACTATCTGCAAGTTCAAACCTAATTTTGAGCATATAGCGGATAAAGCTGCTGAGAAAGCTATGAACAAAGCCAAAGAGGAATGGCAAAAAGACATTGAGCTTCATACTGCACAATGCTCCGCTAAAAAATACAAGGGGGTAAAGTCCCTGATTCACGCAGGTATAGGCGGGGGTATCGTAGCCGTCATTAATTGGGTGGTGAGAAAATTATGACTAAATCAGAAAAAGTATCTGCTCTCAAACAAAAATTAGCTAATGCCGAAGAGACCATATCTGCAATGAGGGGCAGGATACAAACTCTTGAGAATCATAACCGGCAACTTGTGGAGCATAACGACATTCTTGAAAAAGCAAATCACAATCTCCAAGACAAGATTAAAGAAATGCTCAGTGATTTGAGAGAGTAGAATTTAGATATATCTCCAATATCTTCTTACCTGTTCGCGGGGAATATGTTTATTAATCGTTTTGGTTTTTATAAGTTTATCTTCTCTTGAGTGCATTTCCCTCATAATCACACTATCCCAAGGTATCTCTTGTCCTCGCACATTTACAATCATACCCCATACACAAGAGCCGTTACTTTTTACGTATATAGCATCGCCCCGTTGCAAAATGTTTCTTGTTGGCCCTAATTTAGATGAGTTTAATCCAGACATATTTATTCTTTCAGCAATTCAGGGTTTTCGTAGATATTGCCAATGACTTCAATGCGGTCATGGTAATTAAAATCAAACTTTCCCTTTACTGGATGTCTTTGCAAATAAAAAGAACCTCCCTCAAATTCAACGATATATATATCTGATACTATTTTGGGTGGTGTTTCAGGATGACATTTCGGACAGCGAGGCAAATCTCTTCCGAATCCATCAACGTGCATATCAAATTCTTTATAAGTACCTTCTATTATATCTCCCTTATATATTTCCTTATTGTTTATATCTTTTCTACCGGTGTACTTTATAAGCTCAATATCCTTCGGGTCAGGTTGCTCATTTTGAGGAACATTCGATATTATAACAGAAGGTGGTGTATCATAAAAACATACCCAGAACCGGCTGTCGATAAACTTTTTATTCTTCTTGTCCCAAGCTCTGAATTTTATCTCTCGCATAATTATTCCTATGATTGCTTCTCGCTAAAATGTGAACTCAATAATCCTATAAAATACAGTCCTGCTGCAAGTGGACTAAACCACCACCAAGTTATAGCTATTAATCCTAAGCTAATTATCAAATCCACTTCTTTTCTAAATAGCTTTCTTCCTCTTTTGGTAATCGTGGTTTTCCAAATAAATATTAAGGCAAGCTCAAATATCCCTACAGGTACAAGAAAGCCGAACCATCCGATATAAGGATGCTTTAATCCAAAAGCAAAGTAGGCACAGACAATAAGAACCAATCCTGATATTTGCAGAATCTTTGGATTAACTGTTTGCTGCAAATTATACTTTGTTCTATACCATATATTTTTTATTTCGGTTATGAGGTCCATAGTCTGTCTCCTGTCCTATAAAATATATCTAATTAATCCCAAGTCTTATGCTTTTCTGACACCCACTCATTACCGTCGTATTCTTCTATTACAAAATCTATACCGTCCGGTATTTCGATAATCTTTAAGGTTGCATGTTCACCGTTTGCTTCATCACCTAGTTCTTCTACTGTTTGGACAAGAGCGGGGTCGTTTCGCTCAATCTCACAATCATCCCAAAACGAGTCATCAGCAATGCCTTTGATTTCGGCATATCTCATAACCGCTTTGTAGCTCAAACCAAACCCACCATATTGATTATTGATTACTACTTTCATTATTTATTTCCATTCCTGATTTTATCAACAATAGCTTCGGTTGTTTTATTTTGAAATGTTCTTTGTGTATTTCTAAATTGCGAATTAGCGTCAGATGTAACAATATGTTTCACTGCTTCATTACCTAAAACAACTTGCACTAAAGCTTTCCTATATTTAAAAACGCTCCATACGAATAATCCGAATAGCATTATACCAAATGCTAAGCATAAGCAAGCAACAATTAACCCTATCAATTTAGCATATTGAAGCCCTGCGAATATCAATCCCCAAGAAGCACCGTTTCCCAAGAACCCTGCTGCCCCTAAAGCAATTATAATCTTTTTGCCAAACCATATACCAGCAATAACAGCTACTATGCAAGCACCCATGCCAATAACAAATATTATCTTCCAATTCTCCTGCTTCTTATAAGCATCGGCTTCGGCCTGTGCTTTTATCTTCTCAAGCTCCGACTTCTGCTGCTCAGTGAATAGCTTCTGAGTGAGCCGAGAAGCTTCGTTTGGGTCAAGCTTAGAGATTTGAGAAAGAACAGAATCATAGTTGATTGCCTGTTGTTTTTGACAACCAGAAAGTCCGATAAAAATACACAAAATAATGGGCAATATTAGCTTTTTCATAATTTCTCTCATTTCGATAGGTTCAACGTAACGCTTTAACTGCATTTTGAGTTTTGAGGCCATTTATAATTCCTTTATTTACAATGAGTTATGAAAGCCCAAAAAGCCGCATTTTCAAAATCAATACCTACATAGCCCTCACCTACGATTTGGAAGTTAAAGCGTTACGTTTTGCCTCCATCTTGATTGTCTATTTTTGTTGGCATTTTTCTGTCGTCTGCGCCTGCAATTATTACAGAATCTTTTTCTATGTTCAAGAGGCGCGCCACATTCGCAACGGCGTATTTTTATATGAGCTTGAAAAGATAAATTGATGCTACTATATTGTTCAAAAAGCTTTTCATAATCATAATTAGCCAATCGATATTTATAATCACGAGGCCCAAGGACAGATTTCTCAAAATATTGGCATTTTTCATTATTTAAGACTTTGCATTTGTTTCCAAAAATACATTTCCCATCTTTATCATAATTTGCACAAGCATCTTTAACAAAACCTTTCAATCCAGTTTTAACTTTCTTTTTCATTCTTTAATTTCTTTCACCTGCACCAATTCATTATACAAAAATCTTTTTAGGTTGAGGTATTTCTTTTTCTATAGGCCGCCATAGATGAAGGCAGTTATCTACATTATTTACATATTGACTTTTAGGGGGGTGAATCTGAATCACTAACTCTTCTTCATGCCAGAATATATCTTTGAACATACACATTTCAGCCCATGTTGGAGTTCTTTTTTGGCCAGGAATTGATATGCTTGCATGTTCCCATCCTTCTCCCCAACTAAAGCGAGCATAAAAAGTAATTCCATAAGTGCTAAATAAAGCATCAAGGCCATCTTCGCCTTCATCACGGATAGAATTTGCCAATCTTTTTCTAATATGTTCAATTGGCCTCATTTCTTTGCCCTCCTTCCGTATTCTGCGATAAGTACGCTATCTGCTGTACTGTGTATCCAAGTATGATTAGGGAATAACTGTTGAGCTTTGGCTTTAGTAACATTCTTATCGCCTTTGCTTTGGCAGGACAATGCTTTCTGCCATGTATTAGGAGTAACCATTTCATAAGGAATCTTCAATGCAGTTAGAACACCAATTAAAAAGCCATAGCCATAACCGAATTTGAATGAAGAAGCTACTCCCTGGTTTGGCATCGAATGTGCCTTTTCGATATATGCAAAAGGTTTAGTTACTTCATCGGCGTTATATTCTGCAAATGCTTCTGAAATCTCAAGCAAGGTTAAATGGGTAAAGCTAGGACATCTATTACTTCGCCCGAATCGCTGAGCAAAGTAGCACCACCATTAGCACCGGGGTCTATTCCTAAGATGTACATTATGTTCTCCTTTTATATAAAAAATTGTATTATAACAAAAAATAAAAATGGCAAGATAATTTCTCTTAATAATGATAAAAACAATATAAAAACTAACAAACAAAGACCTTCCGCACCTTCCATATTCCAACTTGCGATAATAAAATAGACAATTAAAATGCCGTAAAAAATAATATCCCACAACATAGCATTTTATTTCTCCATAGCATATTTATGGCATTGATATACTTCACTCACCATTGGCTCTTTTATTCCAAAATTCAATCGCTTTACTTTCCAAAGTATCCGTTGTTTCAATTAAACAATTATGTCTTGCTTCTCCCCCTCTTGCCCCGCACTTGCTGCACTTAACGTATGCCAAAACAACGGTAATAGGTGGTTGAAAAATTACGTCTAAATAATCTTCTTCAGCATTACAAAAAGGGCATGATTTTTTACTTTCCATTTTTACTCCTTTGGTGAGCCAAGTGATTCATTGCCATATTTATTAATATGAGTATTGTGATTTATATCCAATTGCTACGTTTCGACGGCCATTAAATAACTCGCTTCGGCAAGTTGCTACCTTTTCATCTTCCCGTTCCTTTGATTTTAAAGCGTCCAACAAAATACATGGTTTACATATATTAGAACGGCCATCTATTCCAAGTGGATTAACATTAAATTTTGAAATAAATTTTCGCTTACCGCATTTTATACATTTTTTTGTAAACATTTGCACCTCTCAGAATAGAATATTATTCATTGTTGTTTCTTTTTTCTAAAGAACGGATGATTGTATCTTCGCATTATTAATTCTGCCATTCCCTTTGAGACATCAGTAGCAACCCGACTTTTACCTATAAACAAACTTCCATACGAATAAACACCACTTGTACATTTCTGATAATAAACATGCTTAAATGTCATTTTGCGGGTTTGGGTCATTGTTAAAAAGGAATTTCTGAATCTTCTGGCGGTTCATATCCTTCTACATAATCCGGATTAGGTTCATAGCTTGCCGATTCTACTGATTGTAATTCATCTTCTTCAATTCCGTCATTATCAAAGAAATTGTCATCATGCTTAATGTCCGTAACAGGGTATCTATGGTTCGGGTATTTGCTATCAAGATTCGGGTCTTGGCTTTTAATAATAATCCAGTTTGTTTCGTAAGCTTCTACCCATTTATCCCTCGTCCTCTGCGATAATCTTTCAATCTCATCGGGAGAATAGTTTCGATTTATCTTGCCATAGATAGGTTTCATCACTCCGTCTTTTTGACGAACCAGCCAGAATAAAGGATTGTGTTCCTTGTCTGGATTCGGGCCTGAATGCCTTCCTCTTGCTATGCCTCTTATTATTCCTAAAAACAAAGGCAATTTGGGTTTTTTATATAAATCATATTTCTGAACATACACGTATAGTGCTTTTTTAATATCTGAATCTTCGTACTTTTGCAATGTAAGAAGCCAGAATGATTTCTCTTTATCTGAGGGTTTCCAGTTTTCCCATAGAGAAAGAAATTCAGTATCAAAACAAAATGTGGCTTCTTCAAATGTCATCAACTTAACGCTTTTGAATCTGCTACTGCTTGTGCAGGGTCTTTAGCTCTTAACTCTGCCATACGTTTACCCCAATATTCACCAGTTTCGCCTTGAAACCATTTGTCGCCAGAGGGAGCATATCTCCAATGGCTTAATAAATCATAATGAGATAAACTGTCAATATACTTTTTGTTTTCTTCTGTTAAATCCATAATTATAATCCTGCATGTTTCCTTGCTTCTTCTTCTGTTAATATTTTCTTTGGTTCTATTTTCTTCGCCTTGAACTTGCCATTGCGAAGCTTGATTCTAACGTCTGCTTTCCATGATGTAATTTTATATCTCCTGTTGCCACGCATATATGTAAATTCTGTTTTCTCATACCAGTCATAGAAATCATCTATGTTGGCAGTATATCCGCATTTGAGGACATAATCGGCAAGCTGCTGTTTTGTGAAGAGAGGGTCAGTCATTTTTGTCTGGTTCTCTGCTTATCGCAAATTCTTTCGGAGCGTCTATACCAATACGAACATGGTATCTTTCTGGTGAGTTTCGATTTTCCATAAGCGCAAAATAATAAAAGATTCGCCGTTTGATATAACTATTTTTTCTTTTTCCTTGACTTTGAGACAAAGCATCTTTTCGTCCCATAAAAAGGGTCAGTCATCTTTAATCTTGCACTTCCTTTGCTTCTTCTTCGGCATGATTATATTCAATAGCTTTAAACGTCTTATATCGTCCAGCGGGAATTGTAAGCGTGTTATGTTCTTCGTGGGTCAATTCAATATTATCATTTACAATAAGTGTCCGGCTTCCATCTTGTTCGTCGTAAACCTCACAATCACCTATGCACCTGTGAGCATGTCCGGTTACTTCGCCTTCTGCCAAGTTTTTATCTTTTCGCTTTTTCATAAAAACTCCTTACGCTATAAGTTGTGGTTTTGGTTTCAATGTCTTTGCACCTTCTGGTATTATAATTACGTCCCCGTGAATCTGCCAGTTGTCTCCATCAGGAGCAAAATTATATTTGTACCTATTTTCGCCATTTATCCTGTATAGTAATGCTTCTTGAATCGTTCTGCATCTGTTATTTACACCCTCAATATGCCACACATCATTATTATCGGTTGAAAGAGACATATTGCGCATTTTTAAATATTTCCATTTCCGCCCTTGATTCAAATCAAGCTCTAATAATTCGTAAATACCATCTGTTGACTTATGGAGGATTTTAGCTTTCAACTTCGTGCATATTCTTTCAATACCAACCTTACGTACAAATTCCCTCCGAACTTCTGCGTTTTCAATTTCAATAATTCTTTCTGGTTTTATTTGTGTGTCTTTTGTTTCTGCAAGCCATTGCGGTACTCTAACGCCATTCAGCGACCAAACAGAAAAATTCTCATCGAATGAGATGGATGGCCCGCTTTCGTTGTGTAGTAAACCATTAACCATCCGTATTGACTTAGGTTTTTGGCTAAGGATACATATTTTAGAGAGTGGATATATTAGATTTAATGCGGTCGTATTCCTGAAATAACAATACTTTGCACATTCGCACTTTACAACCTCATTAAAAAAATATTCGTAATACCCGAAATAGCTTGCCCATAGTTGCCCGTCAAGATATGGCCAAAGAAAATTTTCAATCTGCGAACCAATCTGCGGGCGAATCTGCGAGTCAAGCTGCGAGTAAATCTGCGAGACAAGCTGCGAGCGAATCTGCGAGACAATCTGCGAGACAATCTGCGAGTGAATCTGCGAGTCAAGCTGCGAGTCAATCTGCGAGTGAATCTGCGAGTCAATCTGCGAGTCAATCTGCGAGTAAATCTGCGAGTCAATCTGCGAGACAATCTGCGAGCGAATCTGCGGGGCAATCTGCGAGTCAATCTGCGAGCGAATCTGCGGGTCAATCTGCGGGTAAATCTGCGAGTCAATCTGCGAGACAATCTGCGGGCGAATCTGCGAGTCAATCTGCGAGTGAATCTGCGAGTCAATCTGCGAGACAATCTGCGAGACAATCTGCGAGTGAATCTGCGAGTCAATCTGCGAGTCAATCTGCGAGTGAATCTGCGAGTCAATCTGCGAGCGAATCTGCGGGTCAATCTGCGGGTAAATCTGCGAGTCAATCTGCGAGTAAATCTGCGAGCGAATCTGCGAGCGAATCTGCGAGTCAATCTGCGAGACAAGCTCATGTAAAACAACAGTTGCGTGCCATGTCCAGACTGGATTTGGCATTATTATTATCAAAGGTTTTTCATAACCTAAAATTTGTGTGTATAAGTCATCAATAATTGGTCTTGCTTGATTATAAGTAATAGGCGTTGTATCTTTGCCTACTTCAAGCCATTTATCTCTATAAGATGGTATTTTATCAATTTGTTTTTGCGTTAATTTGGTAATCATCAATATTAAGTCCTATAATGAAAATTATGTTCTGTTTGATTATCAGACCTTGTTCAAATGGGCGAATTCTCCAAAGTATTTTTTAGCGGCCCTATTATATGCTTTAGCGGCCTCTTTTTCTGTCTTGAATAATCCGAGATTTATTAGCTTTCCATTTACACAAATTCCCGCTTTCCATTTATCTATGTTTGGGTGTAGCCAAACCCCTTTGTATTTGCGGTGCGAACTTTGATGTTTATAGCGATTCATACAATTTTGGCGAGGTTTGCAAATGCGTAAATTCTTTTTTCTGTTATCTAAGCCGTTATGATTGATGTGGTCTATTTGCATATTGTCGGGACATAACATAATCAAACGGTGCATCGAAATAGTTTTGTATTTACCATTAACTTTCACATTGCGGGTTGCATAGCTATATTTCTTTCTTGTGATATGCGCACACCATTTATATTTTGATACTGATTCATAATCTTCATCATCAACCAAGGCGTGTTTGCCTTGACTTAATGAAATCCTTTTCATATCGCAATCACTTTCACAAACAATTTTTCTTCAAATTCTTTTATGGTTTCTTTCTTGTCGATATTGCTATTGCTCATGTGCAGTAAATGGATTTCTCTGCACTGAGACAAATCGCAGAACTTTTGCAGATAGTTTAAGCAAACAGATTTTTCTTGATGAGAATTGAGAAGTCTCTTTGTGACTATTTCATTTATTGATTTTGTGTCGATGTGATTTTGCAGGATTGACTTATCAAACGAACATTCTAAAGCTATGATGCTGAATGGATATGCAAATCGCTGTCTGATATATGCTGTGTCAATCGCATAGAGCAAATATTCATTGTCGCATCTAATAACAAAACCAAGGCAATCAACATCATGCACCAATTCAAAGGGTAAAATCCGAAAAGGGCCAATGTCTATAATTTTCATAAATTCAAGTTCAGGAATCTTAATGCCCGCTTTTGATACATCTTTAGCACATTTGGAATGGTCTTTGTGAATATGACTTAGCAAACAGCCCATGATATTACTCAAATCAAAGTTAAGCTTCTTCGTTAATTGCTTCCATGTGCATCCACACTCTATTAATAGACGCTCTCCGTCATTGGATATGACTTCGTAAAGATTAGCTCTACTGCTACTGTAATGCTGTATGAGTTTCATTTGTTTTTTATGTATAAATACAGACCTGTTTTGAATAATCGCAAAATTAATCTGCCTTGTAAATTTATTATAAATGCAGCAGGAGTTGGCTTATTAAAACAACGAGCATTCGGACATATAACACTTCTTCTTTCAATCGCTAAACACATAAGTTGATGAAGGGTTTTTACTTGGAATCCCAATTTAGACATTATTCTGCTAATTCTAATCCGAAATATTTTACACATTCATCCTAGCCGATTTCATCCAAGAAAACATCAGGGCCAAAATAATCAATTAATTCTTTTGGTGTAAATTGGTCAACAACAAGCTCGGAATCAATTGTTATTTCTACATTTCTCAGTCCCATTATTTTATCTCCTTTACTTTGAAATCTTTCGTGAGGCATTTTGGGCATAGTGCTACATTCTTTGCGCCTTGATGTGGTTCTTCAAATTCGTGATTGTTGACACAAACATACAATACTTTTTCTTCCTGTTGAGGTTCTTGTTGAATTTCATTTTCAAATTCTTGAATACGCTGTTCTTCTTGTTCTTCAAACGAAACGTCAACAGGTTCGGAACCGGCTTGAGAATCAATAATATCTTCGCTTGCTTCCTGTGTCTGCTCAAATGAATTATAATCCGCAACAAACGCTTCCTGCATTTCGATACTCATTACGCCATACTTTTTAAGCAGACGAAGCAATATGGTTTTGTTGCCCATTTGAACAGGGTATAAAGACCAGGGACAAACCTTCTTCTTTTCTTTCAGGTCGTATTGGTAAGCTCTGGAATATTGTTTGGCGTGAGCAAGGGCTTCTTCATGGGTCATAAAGTCAGATTTCTTAAAGCCGGAAGTTAATTCAAAGTGAGCATAATGACCTACAACATTCTTTTCATCGCCTTTATTACGCATCTTAAATGTTGCAGGGTCATTAAAAGAAACTTCTCCGGTAATAGGATTATAGTTTTTCAATTCATCTTTATAAACTTCGGAACAATGAATTGTTGCATATTGGCCGGAACGTATGCACAATTGAATTATGCCACGATACATGATTTGAAACTGTGCAGACTTCTTGTAAGGCACTATCGCAGCTTGACCAAGAGCAGGGTCAATAGGTAAATTCATGGTAGCGGCAATAAAAGCACTACTCATAATTGTATCGGGATTGCAAGTTTGAAGTTGGCTACTGTTACGAACCACATTCATTATGCTGTTACCAAATGCTCCTGCACGTTTACCGAGTATTTCTTCCAATCTTTTCTTGACACTATCTTTGTCAAGATAACTGCGAATAATTGCTATTGGATTAGAAGCTTTCTGGATTTGATTTTTGGCCATAATCTTCTCCTGATAAGGTCTTTTGGATATGATTAAAAAATGTGAGCTTCGTCAATTCAAGCAAACATATTATATCGGGATTGCTTAAATTGTGTTTTTTAATAACTTCTTCAAGTGCATCAGTAAATTCTTCTGTTAGTATTTTGGCTTTTTCTGCTTCCATATTATTTTTTATTTTTTTTCTTATTGATTTGTTTGTTCTTTTTTTTGTTATCAACTGCTTTTTTTATTTTTGTATGATGAAGATGATGTTTTAATGCTTCTAATATACCTAATACTTCGAGGTTGGTCATTTTGTATTTCTCTTGAACTTGCAGGACTTGATAAATTAATGTTGCTGTCGCTATTGTATCTCGATATTCTGCCATCTTACTCCTCAATTTCCCATGTTGCTTTTGCTTTGCCTACTATTTTTATCTTTCCTTCTTCAATCATAGCAGTAAAAGAACCCGTTTGATAAAAATCAATCTTCATTTTATAATTTATTGGATTTTGTTCGGCTCTTATACAAAATACATGATGTCCATCAGGGTAAACATCACCTGGGCCGTGTCCTGTCCCCCCGCCATCAGGTGTTGTTTTATATACAATCCATTTGCCTGTCATAAATCGGGTATCCAACCCATTATTAACTTCTGTTTTTCCAATTGTTATTTTTTCACGGCACAAGTCAAAATCGCCCACGCAATTCGCATAAGCGAAATGCTTTGGTATAGTAGCATATACTTCGTGCCCTGTTTCTAACAAAACAATATCACCTTCTTGTAATAACATCTTTACTCCTTTATTTTAATCTTCAACTTCTAATTTCAATTCTTGACCCTTTACCGCGCAGAGCAGGATTGTCTGCGTATTGGTTTCAATCGGCAATGTAATGCTCTCAGCATGGTCTATGAAAAGCGGTGGAAATAAATTGTAATATTCAGACAAGGTATTGACAATATCCACGCCGGAAAAGATTCTCTCTCCGTCAGACATATCAATATATGTTTTGCCGTTAAGCATCGCATCACAAACTTGGTCGTCAATTTCTCCGTTTAAAAGCTGCTTGAATAATCTGAACCGGACATGCTTAAATTTTTGATTAACAGTTTTTTCAATCAGAATATTCTCCGCTTTTGTGTAATCAGAAATTTCTTCAAGCTGTTTATCACAATCGGCAATTGCCTGAGCAAGTCTTTTATTATCTTGCTCAAGCTCTGCAATTCGTTCTTTGTCGGCTTTTAACCTGTCGCTTTGAGCTAAAGTTTCGTTTATTTGTTGAAGTGTATTTTGTTTGCTCTTGCGTTTTATTTCTAAAATTTCAATCGCATTTGCACCAGACGGGCCGAGAGCTTTTTCGGCCTTTTCCAACTTCTCTTTAATTGCTAAATACTGAGGGTCTTTGTTTGGGTCAGGAGCTTTACAATCTTCAAGCTCACTTTTGATTTCTGCCAATCGTTTTTGTGAACTATCATTTAAGATTTGTAATTTTTTCTCCGCTTCTTTAAGCATACTTTTGGCAGAACCAACCTGCATATCGACCTGGCTGATTAATTCCCTTTGTTTTTCTACGATTTGTTTTTGCTCAATACCATCATCATTAAGCTCTGCAAGCTTTTGTTTTCTCTCCGTTCTGATTTCCTGAATCTTATCTTCCGGCAATGGCTGACCGCAAGTAGGACAAGTGGTTACAATATCTTCCTCTAATAATTTCTGATGGTCTTTGCGGATTTTGTCTAATGCCAACGCCTTGCTTTTAAGAATAGTTTCCTCAGTAGTTTTCTTGGTTGTAAATTCCCTGATTTTATTTTGGTATTGGCTAACAACGGCTTCGGCATCGGCAAGTTTGTGTTCTATAGTTTTGCGTTCTTCAAGCAATGTCGCAGAATTTGAAGTATCAACAACCAAACTTGCCTGGCGTTCTGATAATTGGATTCTAAGCTTGTTAATTATCTCAAGCCGGAGTTGCCGCTCATGTTCATCAGAGAGTATCTTTTTTCGTTCTGCTTCAAGTGCATCAATATCTGCCCTGATTTGCGCTCGATTAGCTTCGAGAGTTTCTTTGCTTTCGGGTTTATATTGACCAACGCTTCGATGCACTTCATCAAGCTTTGGAGGGATTGCGAATTGTTCTTCTTCATACCCTTTTTTGAGAGTGTTTACTCTCTTTTTCTGTTGTTCAATTGTTCGTTGTGTGCGTTTCAATTCTGCTTTGAGATTATTAAAGCCCTCTGGTTCGGCTATTGTTCCAGCCATATTTAACAGAATTTTTCTCCTGTCTGAATGGTGCATGGTATCAATGAAATATTTCAGATTAGTTAATATCTCAAATTGCTCAGACGGGAATAATTTTTCAAGTTCTTTTGTGTATGTAGTGGCCTGAGTTGGTACATCATTTATCCAATACGAAAATTCGTAACCAACCTTTTTACCCTTGATTATTTTTTCGGTTTGTTCTTTGCGCAATGCCATTGGTTCTCTATTGTCAAAATTTAAAACACCTTCAACTTTAACAGTCAAACCCCCAATTGGATTATTTTCTTCATCAATAGGCCGAACACCAAAAGCACCTTTACCCTTTTCTGGATGATTTTCACTGTCTTTACCACGCAGCAACCACTGCACCGCATCATAGACGGTGGTTTTCCCTTTTCCGTTTTTGCCTGAAAGAACAGCATTTTTATTTCTTAAAGGAAGCGTGGATTTTGACAAACCTTTGAAGTTCGATAACACAAGATTTTCGATTGTGATTCTCATTTTATTGTCCTTTTTATATCTCAATCTCCTTGACGACTTGGGGAGGGCACTGTTCTAATTCTTGCCTTAAATTGCTTTCACATTCTTCAGCACTTACCTTGCTTAGTGAGTTATCTACATATTTCTCCGTTTTAAAAATCCACCAGCCGGTAATTTTGTAAGCATACCACCACCACATGTTGTTACTCCATTCTTTCTTTATCACATATTTAGCCATTAGATTAATCCTCTAAATACTCAAAAAATAGCTCCGGCACAAAATCGGAGGAGGAGCTTGATTGTTGATAAGTTAATCTTGTGCCGGAGCCGAGGAATTATGCCATTGCTTATCAACTGTCGGAAATTATATATCTCTGTTTTCGCCTGTCAAGCATTATTTTGGAAATTTCTTGCCAAAGCATAAAGCAATAATAGCCACAACTGCTATGGCGGCCAATGCCAAATATAGTATCTGTTCCATTTTAATCACCTTTTAATTGTAGCCAGGGCCATACTGTCAGATATGGCCCTGGCTTACTTGGGGGAGAAAACTCCTAATTTGTAAATACACTTTTCCAATAAATACAACAAATTTTGTTGTCCATTCCATCGTCATGCCACCAAGCGCATTCCTCTTTCATGCATGCAACTTTATTTAATGCAACTTCTGGCCTGCCAAGCGGTGAAGGTACAACCATCATCCCTGACATCAAGGGACATATAAAAACTTTTTCTTTTTGCTCGTTGTTATCTTTCATAATGTCGCCTTTACTTTATTAACCATCTTTTCATGCCCTTTTTCAGCTTCTTCGTAGGTTGAATATCTCTCTTGCGCCTCATCTAATTTGCCGCCGAATACCATTGTCTCAAATAAAAGCGGCGAACCTTCCCCAAAGCGATGATTCAAACCCAAGAATACAGTTGAAATTAGGACTGGTTCAAACCTTCGGATTTTAAATAACTTCCCCAAATAATATTTCCATGCAGGAATGCCAATATTAGTTCGCTTTATTATTCTATCAGCAGTTTCAAACCCTTTGGCCCACTTCATTAAATCTTCACAAGGAACGGCTTTTTTGTCTGTGAGAATATATCTGTCTGTCATATTAACCTCGCAACTTCTTTTCTAATTTCAGGCACTATACCCTCAATTGATTTATTTATAATGTTTCTTGTCATTTTTCTGCTCTTAAGAGGTTATCAATTATGGTGAGCCAAGTGATTTATTGCCTTTTTTAACTCTCGCATTATTTCCCCTCGGCCTTTTGCTTATTTATCCTTGCCCACATAACACACACAGGGGTCTTTGGTGCGGTCAATTAAGACAGCTTGAGATGAATGGAGAATTTCCTTTGTCAATGAGCCATAATTAACAATAATTGGGTTGCCTGTAATTTTAGTTGGCAAGGTTCCTGTTTTATACTCCACTGTGCCGCCGTAGATACACTTCACTGTGCCGCCGTAGATACACTTCACTGTGCCGCCGTAGATATACTCCACTGTGCCGCCGTAGATATACTCCACTGTGCCGCCGTAGATACACTTCACTGTGCCGTATATCGCCACCATTTGCCCAATATCAATTCCCCCTCGCACTTCACCGGGCATAACAATTTTAGCTTTTCGCCATTCTTTTAGTTTCGCCCGACAACGCTTTTCGACTTTTTTCTCATCGTACCATTTTGGCACATTGTCTTGGTCGAGGCAGTATTTCCATTTACTGAACGGCAAAGTGTAATTATTGTCAGAAGGCACAACCTCAACTCGCACAAAAGTAGAATTACCCCTAATGTCGCTTTCCTTGAGGTTGTTTTCTTCTATGATTGTTTCGTGCGATTCATCATTAAGCGACCAAAACACCTTTGTTTTTGTAACCACAAAACTTGCTGGTCTGCACATTTAACCCTATCCTTTCAATTAAGGTTATAGTTTACTTGTCAAACAAAGCCCTGGGCCGGTAGCTATCCGGCAAAAAGCTATATTGCAGGGCTGGGGGGTTTATTCAACTGCAACTTTTTGGTGTACTATGTCGTTTATGTCTTCTGCGATTGTTGCTGCTACGGCGGCAAGGTCCGACAATTCGGCATCGGTGCAATAATCCCACTGGTTTTCGTCTGTGTTGAAAACCTTTACAGTGATTAAAATATTCCGCAAGGTGTGTATTACGTCCCTCAATTGCTCTTTTCTTTTTGCTTTGAATTGTTCCTTATCCATTTTTCTCTCCCCTTATTAATTTTGTGGAAATTAATAACTTATCAACATAGAAAGTATAAACAATCTATCGGCTAAATGCAAGAACAAACTTTACCTAAATTAATATTGTTGCACGCAACAAATATAACATTGCACAACATATTGTGGGTTTTAATAAGAATACCGAACACAAAACACTATATATTGACGAAAAATATTTGTAAAAAATGTAATATTTTCGTAATTTACACTTGTTACGAAAAGTTACACATATATAATGTTACTCATGCATGAATCAGGTTTTACTAAATTATTCAATACGATATTGACTTCATCAATTTGGAATGAGGATGATAAAACAAGAATCGTATGGATTACCATGCTGGCCCTGGCTAACAGATACGGAGAAGTGGGGGCTTCTATTGACGGCCTGGCTCATCAGGCAAGAATGAAGCTTGATGATTGTAAAAAAGCAATTCATATTTTAGAATCACCAGACGCATCAAGCAGAACACCAGACAACGAGGGACGGAGAATATCTAAAATTCAAGGAGGTTGGCAAATATTGAACTACTCAATGTATCGCAAAAAAACCAGAACCAGAGCAGAATATATGAGAGAATATCGAAAAAACCAAAAAATAAAGCAATGCAACAACAAAAATCAAGCTTTTAATCAATAAATCAATATTTTGTAATAATTCGTAACACTTGTAACCCCTCCGTAACCTATAGCAGAAGCAGAGTAATACTATAGTATTATATAATATTAATCTTTTATACCATTCTTAGGTTTTATATAATAATATACTAATGCATTTGAACATTTGTAACACAACGTAACAAATTCATACCTGTTAACAACTGTAAACTTGCCTATATTAACATCGGTAAAAGCATTAGTATATCACAATTACTTATGTTGTTATAAGAAACACAAAAGCCCATCCTTGGGCTTATGATAGAGGAGTAAAGGGTTTTAAGCTATTTTTGGCCACTTGACGACAAAGAATGATGAATCACCGATATTCCGCAATCCCTGTTGCAATTGCTTTCTTGCCCAATTAAAGAACTCATCCTCGTTGTCATAGTCTTTTGCGCGGGATAAAAGATACTTAACAAGATTGTTTACTTTTGTTTGTGGTGTAACACCACTTGCCGTAAGTTATTGTTAATAATACACTTACAACATAAACGTCCAATAATAAGGAATTATGTTTCATTCAGGTTACCGCATTATTCGGTAAAAAATCCATGTTGCAGCTATTGGAACAGCCAGGATTACAGCTATGGCCCCAAATATTACAGCCGGATTGATGATATCAACTTCATAATAACCCATTTTAAACCCCCTTAATTGATTTGATTCTACTTATCAACACGCTATTAAAAGCATAATCAATAAATCGGCAAATCAAAATAAAAACTTAAATTATTTAAGAAAAAAGACTTATGGGACTTTAGAGTACTTGATAAACACTTGATAAACACTTGATAAGTTTATCAAGCTTATTAGAATGCAGAAGGTGTCGGGTAGATGCCACCCGCCCGCTTGCAGTGGCAATGTGTGTATGTATATATATGCCTCTCTGTAGACTATCGTTTCCTGTGTAGTTATTTTTGTATGTTGGTTTAAGTCATTCATCCTGTTGTAGGTGTTCTGTCAGGTGTCGATTATAGGCATTAGGATTTCGTGTAGCGGTCTAGGTGGTGTCGGTTGGTAGTTTGGTGGTTTTGGGTAGTGTTATCCACTGGCTTTTTTTATTATATACCATTCCTGGCTGTGTATGAAACCAGGAATGGTTCTGGAGAGGAGGAGTAGGAGCTTATTTATGGCGGGATTTATATAGTATTGTGTTATATTTGTCAAGGATTATTTTGTTGACAATTTGAGGTTATTGTGCTATTTTTTAAGTTGCATCATTGAGGAGCGATTTCCGTGTTATAATCATTGGTAACTTTTATTTTTGGAAAGGCAAGGACATTATATGAATATTTTTGGATTAACGACAATTGAATGTGAGATTTTGCTCGATAGTTTGGATTATTGGGTTAAAAAAGACGGTACGGGGGAAATGATTTTTGATATGGTAATGGGAATGATTACCGAAAATGCTCCGCCAGAAATAAAACAAAAAAGGGAAAAAGATAGAAAAATTGCAAAAAACAAAGAAAAGAGCGAGAAAAAGCTCAGAGAGGAGCAATCAATAATATTAAAAGCGAAGTTATTAAAGCTTCGTGATAGTATAGCTGCTGGAGAGATTTGAAGTATTCGATACAGGAAAGGATAGAATAATGAATTTTATGCCGGGCGTAATTATTGAAGCTCTCTTAAAAGTTAATAGAGAACTTCTTCTTCCAACCTCATCCGCCCCGATGAGTCCTTGTTCTCCATTACGCCCGGCACTTTTTAAGTGAGGTTTGATTATGGAAAATTGTAAACATTACTGGAATTATGAGCATACTGTTTATGGTGGCAATATTATAAGGCGTTGGTGTGGTCGGTGTGGTTTGATTCAATGCGCAATAGCTCTGCACTGGAGACCACAACGTCAATCAGAATTTCAATACGCGCCAGAGGGTTATGATAAGAATTTGCCAAAAGCCAATGATTATATTTTTGAGGGGGACAGTGAGGTTTGATATGCAAATAAAATTCAGAGCAAAGCGTAAAGATAACGGGGAAAGAGCTTTTGGGAGAATGATATGCAGAAAACAAAGATACAATACTTAACGCACACTTGGAATCCATTGGCTATGCGGTGCAGTCCTGTAGCGGCTGGATGTGCGAATTGCTGGCATATCAAGTTGGCCGACAGGTTCAAGAATAATCCAATGTTTTCAAAAGCGGAGCGCGAAGCATACGCAGGCGGTGATGTAGTGTTGAGAGAGAAGGAGCTGCAAGCACCGCTGTCATTGAGAAAGCCGGCCAGAATAGGCGTGCAGTTCAATGGCGACCTGTTCCACGAAAAAGTGCCGTTTGAGTTTATAACAAGTGTGTTTGACGTGATGTGTTCCTGGCAGTGGCCGAATGCCAAGGCAAGACGAGAAGGAGACGAAACAGATTTAGTTGACCCCGGCCATACTTATCAGGTATTGACTAAGCGTCTTGACCGTGTCCCCGAATGGCTGGATTGGATGGATGAATATTGGCGGGGTGATTCACCTTTTAGCATTGCAACGGCAATTGACGGTAAAATTCCCAAACATATCCATTTCGGCACATCAATATCAACCCAGAAAGATGCAGATGAGAACACACCGAAGCTGTTAGAGATACCTGCGGCGGTTAGGTATTTGAGTGTAGAGCCGATGCTGGAGGGATTGAACCTTGAGAAATATTTGCTGTCTTGCAAAGGGTGTGGCAACCGGGGAAGCGTGGCTCTTTTCGGAACTAATCCAGCGTCAGGTAATACTTTATGTGCAAACGCGTGTATAAAGCGAGGCGAATCACCCTCTTTAGATGGAATAATCATCGGTTGTGAGAGTTTGGCTGGCGGCAGAGCGGGAAGATTTCAGGATGGTTTTATTGAAGCCGCCATAGATTTAGTAAGGCAATGCGATGATGCGGGCATTCCTGTTTTTGTAAAGCAAATACCAATCAACGGCAGAGTAAGCCACGATATGTCTGAATGGCCTAGGGAGTATCCTGAATGAGATATATGAGCTTTTCAATGACGGTCGCACAGATGAAGGCGGAAATAAAAACCGTTACCCGCCGTTTAGGATGGTCATTCTTGAAAGCGGGTGATGTTGTTATGGCCGTTGAAAAAGCTCAGGGACTAAAGAAGGGTGAGAAAGTCAGAAAACTATACCCGATTGAAACAGTTTCTGTTCGTCGAGAACCGCTTCGAGCAATTACAAAAGACGACTGTATCAAAGAGGGCTTCCCTGATTATGAACCGGATGACTTTATTTGGATGATGCGTAATAAGTTTAAGAATATCAACCATAGTACAGTTTTTAACCGTATTGAATTTAAGAGGATAAAATGAAGCGATGTAAAGACTGTAAACATCAAAACAGCTTAGCAAAAGGGTATTGTCCCTTTAAGAAAATTTGCGAGAAAGACCCATTTAGAATGTACGAACGCCAGTGGTGGAAGTTCTGGCGAGAAAAGTAACAAATTGAAAACTTAATATGGCAAGGGGCAGCGGCGTGTGGGGCACATTGCCGGGTAGTGTTGTGTCGGAACATTGCGGTTACGAATCGTGTTATTGCCTCTAAGCGATTACGATAGCATAAGGTGCAGGGTGGGGAATCCTGCCTGCCCCGATGCCCGACTGAAAGGAGTAAATGTTATGGGATATAGAAAAAGATACAAAAAGCAGTTGGATTTATGGGTTAAAGGCAGGCCGGTTCATATGCCAAACGGCGTTTGTTGTCCCGATTTTTCTTGTTGCAAACCAGAATTATTAGCCCCCAAAGAAGAAAGAGAATTGTTTCAGGAATTGTATTTAGCCCAAAAACACACAGAGTACGAGAAAATGTTAATGATGTTTCTTGGTAGGGCATTGCCGCTAATGACTGACAAAAAAGTGTATATCGCAGGTGGCAAATAGAATGGTAATAAATCACTTGGCTCACCAAAGGAGTAAAAATAGCGATACACTTATCATATATGACCGAACCTGAAATTAAAGCCCTAATGAGGGACTTAGCTGATTGTATTACCCAAAAAACAGGTTCACTGTTTATGCTTGTTGTTTTTGACGACCCTGGCGTGGCTCAATATATCTCTAATGCTAAGCGTGAAGATTGTATCAAAGCAATGGAAGAAACCGCACAGCGATTCAGAAATAAGGAAACTATCGAAAGGGCTTAATATGCAGTGGTTAAAGGCAACAAATTTCAAAGAATCGAACAATGTAGCAACGGGCAAAGGTTACTTTGATTTACCAACGCTGAAAAATAACGGCATGTTTACAAGTTGTTGGTATGTGCCATTATTGAAACGCCTAAAATTATTGTTTACTGGCAAGATATGGCTCTGTCTTGAATACAAAAATCAGCCAAAAGGAATGACCGAATTATTCAATGGTTTGAACTATCACCAACCAACGAGCATGACTATTGACTACCCGTTTGTGATTGGTGAGTGAAGTATATCAATGCCAATAGAATAGAGGCCGTACCAGCTCCGGCACTTGAACAGCAGGTTAGAATCCTGCCTACCCTGCCCGACTTTGAAAGGAGTAAATGAATATGAAAAAGGCAAAGCTTGTGGAGAAGGTGGTAATAGAATCAGCTGGTAGAGGGGAGGTCTGGTGGTGGTGGTTAGAGGGTCAGACCCTGAGCTTGTCAAGTTATGATATAGACACAGAAGAAGAGTGTCTCTCCGAAGCCAGAGCTATTGCAGAGCAACTGGGCGTTCCTGTAGTTGACGAGAACGGCGAGGAGGTAAAGTAATGACAGAGACAAACGCCAATATGATTACTAAAATTCAGGCAGATTACAGAGAACCGGATAAATTGATGTGTCATTTGGGTTGGTATCGCACCGAAATTGCAAAGCAGCAGCAAGCTGAGATAGAGCGACTAAATGCCATCATACACCACAGAGCAGAGGACGGAGAGCTTCGAGATATGAACGAAAAATTGTGTGAGCAGATAGAGCACTTGAAGGCCGAGGTAGAAGCGGTGGAGAAAGACAACAAGATACTTCATAATCGATTAGAGGATTTGGCCGCAAAAGGCATGGAAGACATGGGGCTTGAGAAGCAAGGAGATTGATATGGCATATACACCAAAAGCGAGTGCATTAAGAGCGCGGATACACAAAGAGCATGTCAAGGAATATGCCAATCTTGAGGCTGAAAGAATGTGTCAGGAGTTAAGGCAGTTGAGGGCCGAGCTTGGGAAGTACAAGAAGATAAGTAGAAAAGCAATCGAACAGGGATTAGAAAAATTAAACAAAACACAGATAGCGATTATTAAAGATGGCATTGAACAGTTTGGTACATTCGGGGGGTGCGGAAGAAGTTTTATTGCTACTGCCATTTTGAAAGCCCTCAAAGAACTCGAATGAAAAAACTCACTCAAAATCTTATCCTCAAAAGACTGAGATATTTTTCTGGTTTTGTTTGACATAATTCAAATAACTCTATTCTGAGATGCGACATATACTAACTTCAACAACGGGCCTTGGGCGTGAGGCCCGTTGTTTTTATAGGCATACCTAATATTTTTTACATATTTGTTAAATTTTTTTGTTGACTTTGCCTTTTGATAGTAGTGATTATAGTATTTATGATAAATATAACCATTTTGCGAGGGTCATATCATGGCAAGCACAATGGCAAGGTCGATAGTCCGTAAAGCAAGAAAAAATCGTGAGGGCCCATACGTTCAAACTGCAAGAGCGAAGGCGACTCCTGGCAAATCTGTTAAAACTGGTGGTACAGTAGTAATCAAGGCCAAAGGCAAAAAACCGCTTAGCTTTAAGAAAGGTGGTTTGCGTCAGGCATTAAATGTACCGGAAGGCCAACCGATACCTGCTGGCAAGAAAGCTGCTGCATTAGCTGGTAAGCTTGGGGCAAGAATCAAAAAGATGGCTGTGTTTGCTTTTCGTGGAGCATTGGCCAAAGGAAGAAAGACAGCACAAGGATAAGTTATGCCTCTGAAAAAAGGTAGCTCTCAAAAAACAATCAGTTCCAACATCGAGAAACTTGTAAGTGAAGGCTATTCTGACGGGCATGGACAAGCTGGTGCGATAGCTTATTCACAAGCACGAAGAACATCAGGTAAAAGCTTAGCAAGAAAAATAGTGAAAAAAAGTAGAAAAAATAGAAAAATGTGAAAGGATTAAAAATGGAAAAGAAAAAATGCGAAACTGTGGAATGTGCTCCCGAACCCAATAGATGAAATAAAATAAGAAAAAAAGGAATAAAAAATGATTACAGGAAGAATGATATGCGAAGGTTGCGGAAAAGATGTTACACGCGGCTTGTTTGCTTTTGTATTGGGAGTGAGAGGACATTTGAATCCTAAACAAGCTGAGCAACTTAAAGAATTTCAGGATGAGTTTGGCAAAGAAAAAACCGGCATGGTTTGGTGCTGGAATTGTGTGGCAAAAGGATTGGGGGCAAAGCCAATAACAAAGACAAAAGAGATTCCAGGCGAAAATGCTGGAGAAAATATACCGCAAAAACGTGGCCCAGGCAGGCCGCCAAAAAGTTCTTATTCTAATCCTTCTGGAACTGACGAAGCTGTTCCAGTTGAGGCACAAGGAGAAACATAATGGGAACGAGCAGTAGTGGTAATCTTGATACGAATGTTAATAGCAATACTGGTGGTGCTATAAGAGTAACTATCGCAGCTACAGTAGGACAAGGCAATGGCGGGACTTCTCAACCATGCAGAGAGTGTTGGGTATCTATGCCTGCCGCAAATACCGGCCCTGTAAGAATGAATATAGCCGCCGCCGCGTCTGCAACGGTTGGTATTGAAGTGCCGGAAGCATCTTCTCCGTTTAGAGTGCCGGTTGATGATGTATCACTCTTATATTTTTATTCTGCGACAAACGGGGACATTATTGACATCTTGTGGCGTAATTAAAAAAATGAACGAAGAAATACAGACGACAATCCAAACTAAAGTTTGCACTAAGTGTAAAACAGAGCAGCATCTTTCTAACTTTGTTAAAAACAAAAGAACCAAAGATGGATATGCCTCATGGTGCAAGCAATGTTTTAAGGTGTATCAATCGAACAGAGATAAATGCAATTACAAAAGACGGATTACGAAAGATAAGGAATCAATGTTAAAGCATGTCCCCCATTCGATGCGTTATGAAATGAATGCAACGAGGGACACCAAAAATAAAAATGAGAGGCAAAGAACAATAGCAAATAAATTTTACAAGAATTGTTTTTTGTCTGCTTATGAGCGGCTCCTGGGATTAGGATTATCGCAGCATACCATAAAAACAATTTTCGGGTGCAGCAGAACTGGTCTTGACAACAATACTGTTTATGATGCCGAAGGCCAAGAAGCGTATAGAAATGCTATGGCAGAAGTTCAAGCTAAATTGGCAAGTCATTTGTTAATCAATGCCATAGGATACGATTATCAGGAAGAAAGCGTTGTTTATAAATCAGTAATAGACGAGAAAACCCTCAGAAGGAAATGGGTTCCAGACAAAAAAACAGTCTATACCAAACATCAAGCAGGTGATGGTTCTTTGCTTACTTTGTTTATGATAAACAAATTTCCGAGAGAATGGAAAGTTAGCAAAGAAATTATAACCGGCAAAAGCGAAGGATATGACAGCGAACCAAGTCAAAGAGTTAGAAAGGTTATTGAATCTCTCGGAAGAGATGTTCTTAAAGGCAATACCGACAGAGCCGAAGCAAAACATCCTGTTCAGGATGGACTTGCACAGCTACCTGTCGGAAGCGACAAAAACGGTGAGGAATGATTTTGTAGAGAAATGCCGTTTAAAACCGCAAATTGCATTTAAGACGCTCTTCTGGACTGAACAGCCCAAGCCCAACATCAAACCTTGTGGCGTATTGCCTTTTATTACTTGGGATTGGCAGGATGATGAAATAGAGGAATTGAATTGGTATATGCTTAATGGAGGTAAGTGGCAGAGAAGAAAGTCCCGTGAAATAGGGATTACATGGATAGTCCTTGGTGTTGGATTTAATTTATGGTTATTCACACCTGGCGTTTATGGACTTGTTTCTTCTTTCAAAGAGGAAAAGGTTGATAAGAGAGGAAATCCTGATACTTTATTTTACAAGCTGGATTTTCTTCTAAACAGTCTCCCTGAATGGTGTGCTCCTGCTTTTGAAAGAACCGATAGACATTTGAAGAATCTTTGGAACAAAAACGTGATTGATGGCGAAGCTACTATCGAGGCCATTGGTCGAAGTGGTCGTAGAGCATGGTCTTTCTTCGATGAGTTTCAGGACGTTAAGCATGACATTGCCGCTTCTATGGACAGGGCCATTACCGACACGGCTTCGTGTAGAATATTTGTCGGGACATCTATGTATCGAAAGCATCCTTTTAGTGTGATAGGGCGTTCCAAGGGGGTAAACTCGAAATTCCTTGGTTGGTGGTTACATCCATTCAAAGCCGAAGGATTGTATTGGTCTCCTGATATAAATAAAATCATTATAGAGGATATTGATTATTACAGAGAGATTGCGCCGAAGGTATTTAATAAATATGAAAATGGCAAAGAGATAGTTTATTCAGAACTCGAAACTGAGATTCTTTATCAATATCCAGAAATGCAAATATCTTTTGTTGCTGATGGTGGACAACCAAACAAACCTAAATGGCGTTCACCCTGGTATGATAAACAGGAAGCAGAGCGTGCCGAACTTGACACAGCAACTAATCTTGATGGTAATGAGATAGGTGCTGGCGATGCTGTATTTACTCCCGCTACTATCAATCAAATGCAATCACAATATGTCAGGAAACCTACTGCCATAGGCGAGATAATATTCAACTGCTATGATAATAAAATCAGTAATATCAAATTTCTTGCAGGTGGAAAAGGCAGATTGAAATGGTGGGGAGAATTGGGTGGATTAAGGCCATTGCAAAATCGCAATTATGTTCTTGGTTGTGATATATCATTAGGGCAGGGACAATCTAATTCTGTCTGTTCAATATTCGATGTAGATGAAAGAAGAAAAGTAGGTCGGTGGTCAGATGCTTATACATTGCCGGAACAGTTTGCAGAACAAGTATATGCCATTGGTCATTGGGTGGGCGGGTTATCTATCGAACCATTGCTTAATCCAGAAGCCAATGGAATCGGACAGGTATTTTTGAAGCGAATTAAAGAGCTTGGATATTCCTTTATCTGTAAATCTACTTCTGAGAAAAAAGGTTTTCATCAAAAATCACAGATTTTGGGATGGTGGAACAATACCAATAATCTTTTACAGTTATTTGCCGCTTATAATGCAGCTATGACAGCTTGTTTTCGACCTAAAATGAACGCCAAGAAATTTATCAATCCTGACGGCGAAGCTTTGACTGAGGCTGAGGATTATATATTTAGTGGCAGCAAAATAGTATTATCGAGTTGTATGGAAGATTCAGGAGGCGCAAAAGCTGCGCATGGTGATAAATGTGTTGCCGATGCTTTATGTTGTCTTGCTGCACAAGACCAGTCCAAAGCTGCACACGAATTTGCTCAGAATGTTTATGGTAGTCCCGAATGGTTTCAAAAAGAAATCGAACTTGAAGAAAGAGAGAAAAGCCGAGAGGTTAAGCTTTGGCTTAATTTTACAGGTAGAAGATAATGGCTAATATCCAGACATCTAAATTGAATTTTGTGGGAAGGCTTAATAAGGCGATAACAGCTTGCCATAAATTCAAGAAAACAACCGATGAACATAACAGCAAAATGCTTGCTTCTTATGTCTCTGGTTATAACAGGAAAATAGTGGGTAAAGACCCACATCCATTGAACATGGTTGATAGGGCAGTATCTATCTGGCTGCCATTTCTTGTTGGAGGTAATCCCAAAGTTGTAATCAAGCCAAGAATAAATCTCGAATTTTCTCATTTCGCATATACATTCCAGCTTGCCTTAAATCAGTGGATGCGAGATATGAAGTTCGATGAAAGAACGCTCGAACCTGGTGTGTTTAATAGCTTATTCAATCTTGGCATTGTCAAAACTGGAACTGCAAGGGCTGACAAAAAAAGAATATCCGGATATTTGACTGTTACGGGCAGGCCGTTTTGTGAAGTAGTTGATTTGGCAAATTATGTATTTGATGTTGTTGCCAAAGACAGGGAACAATACGAATTTGAGGGCGATGAATATCTTGTGCGTACGGATACAGCTAAAGAGATGTATCCAAACTTTGCCGATTATATCAAAACTGATTATAAGCTCTATGGTGAAGATGAACCGAAAGCACAGGCCAATCCTGATAAAGTCAAATTCGATGAATTACACGAATATACTCGGTTGATAGATTTGTGGCTGCCGAAGGAACGACTTGTCATTACAATCCTGCCTCCCCATAAACAGTTTAATAAAATCCTGAATCGTGTTGCATATAAAGGCCCGATAACAGGGCCATACGATGTTCTTGGTTACAAGTATTATCGTGGCTCTACCCTGCCCGTACCACCTATCTATAGCTTAATGGAGCTTGATGCTGCGATAAACTGTCTATTCGCAAAAGCAAGAAATCAGGCAGAGAGATTAAAAAAGATTGGTGTGTACGAAGGTGGAAACGAAAAGGATGCTGAAACCGCCAAGAATGCTAAAGATGGAGATATGCTTGGTTTCAATAATGCACAATCAGTAAAAGAAACAACGCTTGGTGGTGTTGTGCCGGAGATATGGGATTTCCTTGGATTTTCACTTAATCAATATTCTGAGCAAGCGGGAGTTACGGGACTTGATTACAGGACAAGAACGAAAACTGCAACACAAGAACAAATGTTGATGGCTAATGCTTCAAGAACCCTTGATGCTATGAGCCAGAAAGTAATGTCCTTTGCTGAGAATATCTCTATGAAACTTGCCTATGAAATGTGGAATAATCCTACATTGCAGATTTCAACTATAAAGAAAATGCCTGGCATTGCCGAAATACCAGTAAAATACAATCAAACTCAGCAACTTGGTAGATTTCCAGGTGATTATTATCTTGACGTTGAAATGTTCAGTATGCAAAAATTATCTGCTGAAACTAAGTTTCAGAGAATGATGCAGATGCTTACAGGATGGATTGAACCTACTATGCAGTTATCGGTACAACAGGGTAAGATTCCAAATATACCTGAAATTACAAAACAGTTATCGAATTATATGGATTTGGACGTTGAGTCATGGTTCTTGTCGGAACAGATGGAACAACCGCAAATGAATCCGTACCAACAAATGAGTGGCAAGTTAAGAAGTGCCGACCAGAGATTTGGCGGCAATGAAGGCGATAATATGAATAATCGGCTTGCTCAAATGAATGCAGGCAGAGGGGCTACAACAAGAGGGATGTGAAATAAAATAAATAAAAGAAAGGACAATTTATGGATAGTGGATTAGGATATTTTACAGAGATTAGCGAAAATAAAGCAAAAAGTATTGAGGAGGCATTTGCTAATTTTGCAGGAAACAATGTTAAAGGCAGTTTAAAAAAGGAAAGTGGCATATTTAAAATTGGCGAAATTGTTTCTGTAAAAGGAAGTTTATTTAGAATTTCCAATATATCAAGACATAAATTAAGTTTAACTTTAGTATCTGACCAAGAAAAAACTGCATTACAACAAAAGGCATTGGCAGGAGTATAATTATGGCAGGTGTAGCTACTGTTGCAATCAAAGTAAAGATAACTGGATTGGATGAAGATTTTGAGGCCAGTAATTCTCAAACAATGACTGTGCCGGTTGAATATCAATCTGGCTATACTGTTGTTGAAACTGCAACCACAACGGCAATACAACTTTTTGATATGATAGACCATATAGCATTAGCAAAGATATATGGTGTTTATCTCAAAGCTGTTTCGGGAACGATATATATTACCGTAGATACCGCAGGAACAGGAACAATCACTTCTTCTACGGCAGATTTGGTATTAAATGAAGGCGAAGCATGTTATATACCAGTGAATCCAGGTGGCAATTTGGGAATGGTTATAGACGCTGCTTCTGTTACAGATGCTTTTCGGTGGGTAATTTTAGGTAAATCGTAATGCCGAATTATTTATATCGTTGCACAAAATGTGATGAGGTTTTTGAAGCCTTTAGCTTGGTCAAGAACCGCAACAAGAAAAAAAGATGCAAATGCGGTGCAAAAGCCAAAAGGGATGAAAAAGCAGAATTACAAAGCATGGGCAGATTTAACGAAACTATGAAAGAGCTTCCAAGATGGTCAAGAGCATTAGGAGTGAACATTACACAGTTGCCGGAAGCAAGAAAACTATGGCCGGACTGGACTTTTAACGAAAAAGGCGATGTATTGGTAACAAGCAGGCAGGACAAACTACAAAAGATGAAGGCCAGGGGGATGGCCGAGGTAAATTAAAATTTTGATTGATATTGAAATGAACTAAGATATATATTTATAATTGAAAAAACGGACTTACCGTTAAGTTGACGAACTTGCGGTAATAAAAAGAAATCAAAGGTCTCGTGGGGCCACGAACTCACGAGACCTTTTTTTTCTGTCCGTAAGAAAGGAAAAAGAAAATGCCACCAGAAAAAACAGAACAGAAAAATGAAAATGGTTTACCAGAAGCTTTCAATACAGCTATGGACGAAATAGAATCCGCTAAGGAAGCTGAGACTTCTGCGGATACAACTCCTGCGGGAGACACCAAAGTTGAAGATGAAACTCTTCAAACCGATGAATTAGAAGATTCATCAGAAGATTCTACCGAGGTAGAAGAAACGGAACTATCAGAGGAAGATACCGAAGTATTGAATGGTATCGACCCTGACGTTCTGGACACTTGCCGTGATTACGGCTGGGACGATGCTAAAATCGTCCAAATGGCACAAATATCGCCTGAATTGTTCGATGATATTAGAGAAATTCTTGATGAAAAAGTTGACGAAGATACAAAACCCTCCAAGGAGGAAAGGCAAGCCGCTACAGAAAAAGAAAAAATTGATGCCGATGAACTAAAATTCAATCTCGATGCCGATATAGTCGGCGAAGATGTCAAAAACGCAATTGATAAAATGGCTACTATGATAAACCAGCAAAGAAAAGGTTTGAGCGAAGAGCAGCAAAAATTGCAGACAGAACGAGATACGGTATTTAATGAGCGGATAGATAATATCTTCGATGGACACTCCAAGGGGTATCCGGCTTTGGGAAATACTTCCAAAGCCAAGTTATCAAGAGCATCGCAAGAGCTAAGGGCTGATGTTTACGCAGTTGCTTCTGCTCTTTCTCTACGCAAGGGCATACCTGTAGAAAGAACGATGAGCAGGGCAATCAATCTGTTTAAGAATCAAGGTGGTAAGAAACAAGCCACTAAGGAAATTATTGACAAACTTGATAAACAGGAGAAGCGTTTTACTAATCCTCCAACAAGACGAAAATCAGCCGATACGAGGCCAAAATTTGAAGATGGTTACGAAGAAGCAGAGTACAGAATGGCCAAGGCAGAACAGGAAGCTGGATTAGTCTAAAGCGTTAATCCAGAAAGGATATTGATATGGCATCAGCATCAGGAATGACGTTAGCACAGTTTGAGACATTGCTGAATGCTACGGACGAAGATTTTGAACCGAATAAATTGGCAATGGTTCTCAATCACAAAAAGTACGAAGTAACGAACACTATTCTACCTAAGTACAAGAAATGGGGTTCGGGTGAGTCATGGCAATCTCATATTCAGCTTGAGGATGCTACAAATGGTGGACATACGGGTATGTTCTTCGTTCAAGACCAGGTAAACCTTTATGATACTGACCAGACCATAACTTCCAATTATCGGCATTACATCAATAGTTGTGCTTACGATGAAGCCCAGGTTGATATTAACAGAGGTGATAGAGTACAGCGTTACAACTATTTGAAAAGCCAGCGTATGGCTATGCACCGCAAGACAGCCGATGATTTGAAGGAAGCGTTCTGGTCAGCACCAGCAAGCTCTTCCGATACGACTTCTCCTATCGGGCCTTTTGGCTGGCTTGTAACAGGTACGGACAATAGTACAGGCGGCTTTACTGGTGGCGACCCGTATTATCTTGACGGCAATACCTATAGTGCCGGTACTCTTGCAACTGGAACTTATACCGATTGGAAAAGCTATTACGCCGACCATAACGGCAACCTTAATGAGACATTGCTGGATTTGATGGGTACAGCCAACAGAAAGACGAGCTTCGAGATTCCTCTCGTTCCTAATCTTGAAAAGGTAGACGGTGTCGATACTAACGTGCCGATGAAGGTAGTTTATTACACAAGCGACAATGTATTGAAAAATATAGAAAAAATAGCAAGAAATTCAGACGACAGAATTGGTTATGATTTAGGTAAATATGCAGGTGAGACAACTTATAAAGGTATTCCTTTCCGATACAATGATATATTCGATACCGCATCGACATATCTTTACGGAACAGACCCCGTTGTTGCAATCAACTGGGATGTAATGTATCCGGTGGTTGTAAGGAACTGGTACTTCAAGAGCAAAGTTAAAGAGCATCCGTTCAGCCACAATGCTTTTAACGAGTTCATTGATTTGTATTGGGCTGGAGTACATTGCGACAATCGTCAGCAATGTGGGTATATGATTAACCAGCAATAGTTGTCTTGAATTAAAAAGTAAATATTAACTTATTTGGTAAGGCGTACTCAGGGACGCTAACCGACACCCGTTTCGTAGGGATATAATATACGGAAAGAAAGTAGGTGAAAAATGGCAAAGGGACAAAACAGGGCACAATATTTAGGAAGTGCCGGTTATGTTATCGGTCAGGAACATGGTTTGTGGGATTTTCTTTATGAAGTCTCAACAACTAAAAACCCGAATTACAATTTGGGCGATAGGGTGGTAACACCTGATGGCAGAGAATTTAGATACGCCAAATCTGCCGGTAATAGTGCGTTCTACGCCGCTCACGGCGTGGCCTTTAGTGCCACTGGCTATACAAGTTATACGGCTTTTGGAACATCTTATGCTGCCGGTGTTCGGGAGATAGAATGTGCTGCTGCAACTCATGCGGCCCTAACTACTGATGCGCTACGCGGTGGTTATATAATCATCTTTGATGGTTCAAGTGATTATTATACCACGACAAGACAAATAGTTGGTAATACATCGGCAAGTGCCAATGCCGCATTTACAGTTCAATTAGATGCGAAAACAACTTATGCTATTACTGCGGCAACTTCGGCATGTGAAACATATCAGAATCCTTGGGGTTCGCTGGAATTGGCAAGCGCCAATACATACCCCAAGGCTGGTGTTCCAGCCGCTTATGTGAGTGCTGCGGCCAATTATTTCTGGGTTCAGACAAAGGGTTTAACGTGGATTGCGCCGCAATCAGGCGTTGGTGGCTCTCAGGGACAACATGGTTGTTTCTGGCGGCATGACGGTTCGCTTGACAAGGCCGATACTGCTCTTGCGACTACTGTTCCAGCAGGTTCGAGTTCGCAATATGCGGGTTATGTGGTTGAAGGTAGCCAGTCTGGAAATGGCCCATTGTTTATGCTGACAGGGTAAAAGTTATTACGTTATGTGCGGGAGGACTACCTCCCGCACATTTTATGAAAGGAACTAAAAATGGCAAAAGATACCGAGTCCAAAACCAAAAAGGATGAAATCTTGGATTTTAATAATCCAGACGACATCAAAAAATATCAAGAGGATAAAAAGAAACGGGCAGAGGCCAAGAAATGAAAGCTCAATTCACAGTTGGTACGGATGGATTGGTTTTTCAGACGAGAACCAATGGTGATAAAATTATTATTACCAAGATTCACCTTGAAGCCGATGATGCGGCTAATCTTGCCAAGATGATAAACACTGATGGCGAATTAAAAGTTACGATTAAAGACGTTCAGGAAGAATAACTGTGGCTAATCTGCGTTTAATGTATAGTGATGTTTATGCCAAGCTTGCCGAATATCTTGGTCTTGGTTCTTCTCCTACAGGTACAGATTTAACTAAGGTGCAGGATTTGACGTTGCGGGGCTACAGGCGATTTCTAATGCCAATAGATATGAGTTCTGGGAAGGTTCATATATGGAAGTTTCTCGAAAGAACTACTACCATGAGCTTGCAGGCAAATGAAGATACTTATAAGTTGCCATTAGGATTCTCAACTTTTGTTTCGCCGAATTGCCCGTTTACTTATACTACACCATTATCGCTTAATCCTGTGCAGAAACCCGTATCGTATATTTATGAACAAAAATCCAAAAGTACGGGAACAGGTTATCCATTGTATTTCTGTCTCAAGACAGGAGATTACGACACGATTAACGGTCAGCAATATGAGGTAGTATTTTTCCCAACACCAAATTCTACATTAAATTATTATTACACATATATATTTACACCGCCTGCTCCTGTAAATGCCAAAGACGTATTTATCGGTGATGATATTTATTCTGAGGCAATTCTTGAAAGTTGCTTGGCGGTAGCCGAGTTTAACAAATATGACAGTCCTAACACGCCAAATCCAAAGATACATGCGGAAGAAGCAGAAAGATTAATACAAGCACTAATAGGAAAAGATAAGCAATCAAGACTTATCCCGAACATGGGACAAATTACAGATGGAGTTTTAGACAGATACACAAGGTCAGCAATAATCTATGACTCTGATGGAAATCAAATCCTGCCAGAGACATAATGACTGAAAGGAATAAAAATGCCAAACAAACAATCATTATCATACAACATGATAGCAGAAGAGGATACCGGAGCCAGCATAGGTAGAATCTACCAAGATATTGAATATAGTGATTTTACTGATGGCGGAAGTACGGCTGGTACATTGACAATGACCCCAACATTACCGGAAGGTGCTTTTGTTATTGGTACGAAGGTAACAGTCAATACCGCTTTTACCGGCACAGTTACCTTGAAAGTCGGCAAATCATCCGGCGAAGATGAATTTACTGACGGTACTACAGTAAGCATAGGAACTGCTGATGTTGTCGGAGAAAGTGCAGAAGACCCATTGGAATATCTTGCTGCGGCTACAACTGTTTATCTTTATGCTGCTCATTCGAGCGATTGGACTTCCGTTGTAGCGGGGCAAATGAGAGTTGAGATATTCTTTATAAGAACTGTTGCGCTATAAAAGAAAGGGGACTTCCAATGAGAGTGCCCTTTCCTATCTTGGGTTTGCACCGAGGTTTGCCTGCAAAAGAACAACCGGAAGGTACGTCTTTTTCGATTCTGAATTGTCGCCCCTTTGATGTTACTTCGGAACGTACCAGGGGTGGAAAGAGACCAGGTACACAAAAAGCTTATACGACACAAATCTCCGGTGCTTCACATCCAGTCTTGCTGATGACATCAATTAACACGACATACATAACGCCATCGTAAGGAATTAAAAATATGAGTTGGCCTGATTCACGTCCAGAGACGTATGATGAGGATTTAATCTGGGACGAGGACGGAGATGAATGGGTATCTGCCGATGGTTCTGGTGGGAGTAGATTTCAGACTAATCTTATTGCCGTTGGCTATGACGATGATGGCTATGGTGTGATTTATTACGGATAAATATAATGGCTTGGCCGGACGATAGACCAGTAGATTATGACGAAGATAAATATTTTGATATTACAACGGAGACTTGGGTATCGGAAGAAGTTGCTGTCGGCGGTGGAAGATATCAAACTCAATTAGTTGTTATCGGTCAAAATGATACAGGGCAAGGTGTGGTTTATTACAGTGGGTAAAAAATGGCATTATTAATTGCACAAAATACAGAAGGGCAATCTATAGGAGGACATAATACTGGACAATCTTTTGTAGTAACTTCTGCATCAGTTATTACATCTGTTAAATTAAGGTTTAGAACTTATTCAGGTTTCACAAGTGAAAATTCTACTCTAAAATTAAAAATTCAAAAAAAAGTAGGAGTAATTTGGGAAGATGAAAGTGAAACAGTAATACTTACAGGAGCAGGACTCGTTGGTAATTATCCCACTTTTAATACCAATGAATTTACATTTACAACACAACCAACTTTGGCAATCGGAACAACTTATAGACTTCATGTTTATATGAGTGATACAGGAGTAGTTCCCACGGGGTACTGTCAATGCTCTGCATCGAGTGCCAATCCCTATGCTGGCGGCCTTGCTTTTAATAACGCATGGACTGAACTTTCAGATTATGATTTATGGTTTGAAATTTATGGCGATGAGCTTTTGCCAGAAAAACCAATTAACCCATCGCCAGAAGATGAAGAAGAAGATGTTGTAAAAACAACTGCTAACATTTCTTGGGAAGACGGTGGAGCAGGCGAAGCAAATGCTGCTGATTCTTATGATGTGCATTTCGGAACTGAATCAGGCAACTTAACTGAATTAGCTTCTGCGACTACGGAAACGGAATGGAACTCTCCCTACGTTGTTCTTGAAATAAATGATTATAACCCTGCAACCGGAAGTGGGTTGCGTAGCCCTGTTGCGGGGGACGAACTTACTCATGGAGATACTACATATACTTTGTGGGATGTTAAAAGAGGGCAATTAGTTAATACTCAATACGAAGCAAAACTTTATGCTTTTAGAGAAGGGCCAAGTGGTTCAGCAGGCGATGTGCTTACAAATGGCTCCGATGTCAGTGTTACTCTTAATGATAGCTGGCATTTTTCAGGAGAAGTTGAATCAACATATTATCCTTATGCAACAAGAATGTATTGGCGAATAGACGCTACAAATATATATGGCACTACAACTGGTGATGAATGGTATTTTGATACTGAACAATCTTGGAGAAACGAAAGACCGCCAGATTACGATGAAGAAAAATATTGGCAATATAAAGATGATGAATATCAATGGGATGATGGTGTTGTAGTTGCTGGCGGTGGTCGCTATTGCCAACAACTTGTAGCCATAGGCCACAATTGTGTTTACTACGGCAACATTACTTAGAGGTGTTAAAATGAATGACGAAGATAAAGCATACGAGCGATACAAAGCGAGGATGAAAGAGAAAGGCGGCAAGGTCGCTACGCGAGAACAATACAGCACGATTTATGCAAGACTTCAAAAAAAATATCCTAAGATGATGGCGAGGGCTATAGTTGGCAAGCGAAGCAAATCCAATAATGATTATGCTAAAACATACCCGTTAATAAAATATGCGAAAGAAACGGGCAGTCCAAGCCTTGAAGGTGCTAAAGGCACTGATAAAAAAGAAATAGAAAAATTGCTTAAGGGAAAGAAATAACAGATGGCCACGCTAACCGCTTTAGCCGCTGGAAATGGTTGGACTGCTGGTGATTTAGATACCAGTGGATATGTTGCTCTTATCCCCGCATTTCAAAAATGCTATTTCGCAGACGGACGCACATATAGTGCCACGATTGGCGATAGTGGCTACCATAAATTAGATTTTATCAACACACGCATAGTTGGGACGGTAACAGGTACATTTACGCATGGTGAAGTTGTAACAAGCACAAGCTCAGCAGGTATCTTTGATGAAAATGTGGGAAGCGGTGCTACTGCATGGAGCTTGATTTATAGAACATCTACCACTGAATTTGCGGCAGGGGAAGTAATAACTGGTGCTGATTCAAGTGCTACCGTAACTCCTGCTGCTGCCGGAAATATAGTTGTTCCTCCACACTGGCTTAACTGGACTATTGACGATACCGATTATTATCCAGATGGCGGTTCAAATATAGGCTGCTTATGTTTCGGCAGGATATTTCTCAATTCTATGGTAAACCCGCATCAATGGTTTTGCTCAAGAGTATTTGACCCATTAGATTGGGATTCTTCGCAAACGGATGTTGCTGCTGCGACTACTTCACAAAATGCAAAGGCAGGCGAAGTAGGAGACCCTATCACGGCGATGATTTCGTACAAGGACCACTATCTTATTTGGGGCTGTGCTAACGAAGTTTGGCTTTTACAGTCTGACCCATTAATGGGTGGGGTTAATAGATGCTTGTCAAAATCAACTGGAATGTTTTCACCAACATCACATTGTTGGGACGATAAGAACAATCTTTATTTCTTGGGAACGGATGGAATTTATGTTCTTTCGGCAAGTGCAATCATAAATGCAGAGCCACCAGTTAATATGACAAAACAGCATAATCCCAAACTCATTAGTTCTCTTGGTCTTAACAGGAGAACAGACAGGGTTGCTATGGGTTATGATAAGAAACGATACGGTATTAAAGTGTCCATAACTCAACAGGACGGTGCTTGGGCCGTAGCTTGGTGGATGGACTTAAGAACAGGCGGATTGTTTCCAGAAGAGTTTCCATCAGGACAGGAGGCAGCGTCATTGTTCTATTTCAATTCTTACAAATCGTCCGAAAGAGGTTTGCTTATTGGCTGCTATGATGGTTATATTAGAGAGGAAGACGAATCGCAGACGAGCCATGA